GCGGATGTCTTCATCAACCTTGGTCTTGCTAAGTTCATCAAGCTCCCGGCCCTTGGTCTGTTGCAGTTGCTGCTGTCGGGTGTTGACGCCTTTGAGTTCAGCCTGCAATTCGTCAATCTTGCGTAGATACGGGGCAACCTCGGCGCGCGTCATTGCCTCCATGCGGTCTATGTCAGTAAGCAGCTGCGACTTAATTTGCCCTATTTCGCGGTCGCCTTCAAAAATGAGCTCTGCTTCTGCCTTCTTCGACTCCAGCGCTTCTTCGCGAATGCTCTGCAATCGCTGCTTGTACCGATTGGTCGACTCCATCTTGAGCCGGTTAATCTCTGCAATCTCAGCCTTCTTGGTGGCCACTTCCTCTAGGAGTTGTTGCTTTCTGTCGCCAATCTCTTCTGCTGCCCTACGCTCCAGGCTAGCCAGCGCATCTAGGGCAGACACCTCTTGGGCCACTAGCCCCTCAAGCTCGTCATTTTTTAGAGCATCAATGTACCTGCCTGCGTTACGTTGCAGCTTCTTAGACTGCTTGATGCCTTGGCGTAGTTGAGCGATAGCAGCTAGCTCTGCGTTGCGGTAACCACGGACAAACTGGCTAAGAAGTTGCTGCTGCTCGCGGGTGCTGATCTTGGCATTGCGCATAAGCTCGCGTGCGCCATCAAGTGCGGTCTTCAGGTCGGCCTGGGCATCTGCACGGGCTGATGCAAACTTGACCAAAGTCTCGGCATCTATCTCACCAGTGGTCTTAATCTTGGCTTTTAGTTCATCTATAAAGCCCTCAAAGTTTGCCACGACTTTCTTGGTGTTCTGCTTAAACTGTGTGCGGCGCGCCTTGTTAAGCTGCATCTGCTCAGCTGCAGCCTCAATGCCTTCCTCGTACTCAACCTTCTTACTTATGTAGAGTTCGTCGAGATCACGAGAACGCTGGTATGTTTGCTCAAGGGATTCTTTGAGGCCATCTAAAACAGTGGATGGGCGAATTGCGGTGATCTCTTCAATCTTAGGGAACAGTTCATCAGTCGACACAAAGTCGTACTTCATGAAGTGAGAGAACTCATCTAGGACCGTGCGGAAGTTGTCTGCCAGTTCAATCTGGTCATCCATCTTAGCCACATAGTTAAGCAGGTTGTCTGATTTGCCCTGCAGCGCTCGTAGGCTTTCTTCGTAATCGCTTGCTTTAGCGCCTGCTGGCCTAGGGAAGTTTTCAAGCTGCTTGATACCATTGAATGCGTTGTAAGCATCTGTAGAAAGTTGCTTGAGGCCCTTTGGACCCTCAAGGTTTTCGACGGTGGGGTTCTTAAATTCTTTGCTGCCATACTTATTAATACGAGCTAGGCTTCGTCTTACCCCCTCAAGCTCTGCGACGGCCCCCAGTCCTTCATCCTTCAAAGCATCTCGGATGTCGGTCTTGGCCTCTACAGCCGCAGACATGCCAAGGTCGCGAATATCAGGCAGGCTCCTGAACTGAGTGTCAAATTCGGACAACACTTTAGATTGTGCTAGGTAAATCTCGGCAGCCTTTGTGTCGAACCTTTTCTTGGCGACAAGAAGTTCTTCGCCTTTGATGACCCCCGCTTGTGCTGACGCTCTTTTTGTTTGCAAGTTATCATAAAGGTCCTGTAGGTCCTTCATCTTTGCACGCAAAGAATTTGCTGCGGGTGTAATGGCTCCGTCAGCCTCTACTTTTGTGCCGCTTCGTAATCCTTGCGAAAACGCAATAAGGCGATCAAAAGAGCTTTTGTAGAGTTCGCCAAAAGCTGAGGTTTCGCTTAACTCTCCAAGAAATTCTTCAAAATCGTCAAATCTAGCATCGATTGCACCAAGTGACGCAATCACGTTTTTTTCGTCTACATCGCTAAATGCATCTCTAACCATGCGGCCATAAAGGCTGCCTTCTACATCTTTTGCTGTGTAGTTAAGAGTCGCAATATTAGCTTTGTCTAAGATGGGCAGGCCAAGGTCATTAGACATACTTCTAATGGTAGAGGTAATGCTGGCCCAGTTGCTGTTGAACTCTTGGTTAAACTCTTTGTGCTCCTTTTCGACTGCGCCTCTGAGTTTTCTAACGGTCTGTTGCTCAAGTTGCTCAGACGCTGCTTGGGCTTTTTGAATAGCATCAAGCTGTATCTTGTAAGAGTCGACGTTCTTTTGCAGCGAGTACTCTGCCATGCGGTCTAGGTCGACAAGCTTCTGTGCAGTGATCTCTCGTAGCTCGCGGTATTGACTGCCTTCTTCCAGGATCTTGTCTAGCTCATTGATGTAGTCGTCGCGCTCGCGCTTAGACATCTCCAAGAAAGTCTGCTCATCAATATTGAGCTCTACCACCTCAACATCACGAGACAGTTTGGCATCAACAACGTCGTTTTGCAGTTCCTCAAGCTCCTTCTTGAGTCTTTGCTCTAGCTCGTTGTTTTGCCGTTGCCCCAGTGCCTCAACACCTTGAATCTCTTCGAGCTTGTCTGTGACCTGCTGTTGTAGTTTGTCGATCTCTGCATTGTAGAACTCGTCAATGTTGGCCTTAGACTGTGCATAGCTCTTTACGCGCTCGCCTTTTTTGACGCGTACTTCTTGCTTAATAGATGGCTTGGCAAGCTTGGCCCGGTCCTGCAGATACTTTAGGCCACCTAACTCAACAGCACCAATCTTCTCTGCTTCTGCAATCTCAGTACGGAGTTCTGCAATCTGGCGGTCGATAGTGCCAACTTCTTGCAGTTTCTCTGCTTCTGCATCAAAGCGGCGACCGGCATAGCCAGCAGCCTCAGTTCGGCCCTGCTCACGGATTTCAACCTTAGCTCGCTGCAAGTCGCGAATTTGCCCCTGCTTCTCATCGCGGTATTGACGCACCGCAACAGATCCACGGCGTCTAGCTTCTTTGACACCTTGCTGCTGCTCTGCCACCTCTAACTTAAGACCAGATGCCTCTGCTCTAAGCTTTGCGTCCTCAAGGTTGTGTCTTTGCAAAACACGACGCATTAGATCACGCGAGCTGTCTACATCTGCGACAGCTTTGGTGAACTCGTCTAGCGACATCTTGCCTTGTGAGATCTCGTTAAAGACCTTCTGGAACTTGCCTCGGATCTCATCTCCACCATGAATAAAGATAGAGCTTAAGGCCTTGCCAAACTTCTCTCCGTGGCGCTCCATCATGTCGCCATAGATACTCTTGGCAATCTCTACTGATGTCTTAGCAGTGGCGGCTGTGCCACCAATGACACCAGATACACCGAGCGAGAAGAGCGGACCAAGTATCATACCCTCAACAGCACCTTCGACTGTAGATGCAAGAAGCTCCTCAGCCGTTGCTTCTGGATTAGTAATTAGCTCTTCATTAAGTCCGTAGGTCGCACCGTAAGTACCACCCTCTGCAACACCTCTGGTTGCAAGCGGTAAGACTGTGCCAGCAATTGATTGGCCGCGGCTTGCCTCTTCTGACCCCTTAAGAATAGAGCGTGCTACATCGTCTTGAAGTCTCTGCCCATACCTTGTCAGAGCTTGGTCGGGTGCATACTTTAAGTATGTCTCGGCTGCTTTCTGCGCTGCATCACCAGTGGTACTAACTGCTTTACCGCCTGCAATGCCGCCACGCTCCAATATTTCACCGGTGTATTTAAGACCCTTGGCAGCGCCTTTAAGCAGCATTGGCCCAAACAGACTACCGACAATGTCTGTACCGTAGTAAGTAATAGGGTTTTCTTCGGCGATTGCCTCAGTGGTACCCGGCTCTATGATGCCGGTCTTCTCAAGGATCCCTGCACCAAGGCCAACGGTTGGAACTTGAAAGGCTCCAAGTGCAGCTGCGGCGACGGGTGAATCTTTGTACTCCGCCCTAAGGCGACGCTTGCGGCCCTCTTCTTCGGGCGCAAGTTCAAGGCCAAGCTCACGAGCTTTAGCAATAGCCTCTTCGTCGTCGATGGGCACCGGATAAATTTTACTACCGGCTTTAAAGTACAAATACTCTGCCATCTTAGAGCCCTTTCACTCCGAGACCTTCCGACACTATCTTGTCGTACTCGCCTGATTCTCTTAAGCCCTTGATGTAATTTGTCTCGTACATGCCATTCACAAGTTCAATACCCATTTGCCGTGCGACAGCAGCACGAGCGTTACCATGATGAAAACCGTAGTCAGCCGGTGCCAGTCCATTAAATGGAGGCTCATTGCGTGGCATAAGTAAATACGCCTCTACACTTGCATCAAAGACAGCTTGGTCTTGTAGGTGTTGCATAAAATCCTTGAGTGCGCCTGGATCGCGAGCTGTGTCAGCCAGGACATCAACAAACATTTGAACGTCGCGGTTCGAGATAGAGGATGACGACTGCCCTTGTTTAGCCATGCCGAAGGCCAGCATGTTTACGATATTGCGAAAGGCCTGAGCACCTGCATATTCATCGTCAATCTCAGTGAGCAGAATACTAGTGAACTTGTTAATGCTATCGACACGGCCCTGTTCATCAGTCGCATCGAGAACTTGAGACGCAAGCCTTTTTACTTTTGTCGAGAAATTGTCTCCAATGAACTTGTCCTCAGTCATGCCTGCAGCAATTTTTCTAACATCTTCAGGAGCTAGTTGATTTAACGAAGTTAATGCTTGCTTTGTTGCGTTAACCATAACCTGACCAGCCGCAACTCTTTTATCAAGCTTGTCCATAAACTCTTTAGATGCAGGCTTTCCAGGACCCCTCATCTTAGCTGCCTTAGCTTTTGCTTGAAACTCTGCTCTTTTTGCATCAAGGCCTGCTTGGTACCGTGCATTCATCTGCTCTTGGTCAGCCTGCTTAAGCATTGCATTGACTTTAATCTTAGCTTGGTCAAGCATCATAGCTTTGGTTTTAAACTCTGCAGACTCTGCGTTGCCAAGGATTTGCAAATTGCGAGCATACAGATTGTTAGCAGTCTGGACCTTGTCGCCAAGCTTTTGGTATTCTGATTGCTGACGCTTCATCTCGCGATCAATAGCTTGATTTATCATATTGAGACCAATGTTTTCACCTTGGCCTCCGCGTAAACCGCGTGCTGCTTCACCTAGTGCAATCGCAATACCGGCAGCAATCTTGCTGCCCAAGGTAGGCATAGCTTTGTACGGGTCAAACTTATAGCGGCCTCTTATGTCGTCAGCTTCTTTTAACGCAGCCTCAGCTTCGTCCGCTGCTGCTTTTGCCAAGCGCCGGTCTTCACTCTCGTACTTTTCAATTTTTTCGTAAGCGCTTTCTGCTTCTCTTTTGGCTTCTTCGTAAGCCTCCATGTCGCTGCGAACACGACTTCGTCGCAGGGGTGCAGATACAGACATGCTTAATGAAGTGCTACCTGGAGATATCGCCTCCTGAATGGCTAGCTTCTCTTCCTCAACTTCGCTTTTTTTTGCCTTTTGCTCTGATGTTTTAGTCTCTTCTTGTTGAGGCTGGCTTTCTGCAGACCGCTGCCTGGGCGGAGGAAGTATCGTCGGCAAAGGTGCTCCCGGTAGGTTGACCGACATGCCTGGAATTCGCACAATAGCATTAGGATCAACTTGTGTAGGTAACCCTGAGCCATACTGAGTAAAGGCATCATCTAAACCTTCTGAAACCTTTTGCGCTCCTTTCATGTAGGCCCCGCCAATCCCTTCAAGAATTTTAGATGGTATTTGTGTTAACCTAATCTTTTGCGGGCCAGGTCTAGCTAACCCTGGTGGCACCCCTACATTTGTACGAAGCGCACGCTGCCTTTCTTCCTCGACCTTGTCTGCGGCAAATTGATCTGCTTGGCCGAGCGCTGCAAGTTGGGCTAAGAGATCTTCTTCATTTGTTTCAGACATTTTTGGCACCTTTTAGTTTCTCGACCTTTTTGATACGGTCGTTGAGGTCCGCCAGTCCGGCAAGCAGCTGAGTAAATGCCTTTTCGGCATCAATGGTCTTAACACCGTTTTCCTCTTTGACCATGTACCTGCCAGCCTTAGACTCTTCCAAATCTTGCGCCGTAACACCGACTTCTTTTCTGCCATTCTTAAGGTATTCTTTGGCAGAGATTTTATCCATCATCTCGCGAGTGGCAGGACCACCATCTTTAATGTCAGTCTTCATGCGCTCATCAGAGACCATGCTCCCAAGCTGACCACCAAACTGACCACCTGCGCCCATGAGCGATGTACCAAGAGCAGCACCTAAAGGGCCACCTACAGCAAAACCAAGAGCACCTAGCCCAGCACCAGCAAGACCACCCATCATGCCGCCAAGAGCACTGCGGCGTTCAGCCTCTAATGCTTCGCGTTGCTTTTGCTCTTGAAAGCGTTGAATCTCGCCCTGCATCTGCAGCTGCTCCATCATGTCGCCAACCTGCGCCATGCGGGCTGCATCTGCCGCTGCTGCCTGCGCTTCAGCCTGCGTCGCGGTTTGACCGATTGCTCGCTCTGCACCTTGCATCGCCGCCCCAGCAAAAGGTCCACGGCCTGCTGCTGCAGCGCCTCGCATACCAGATGCAAGCTGCTGTTGTTGCCGCATAATATCTTGCGCCGCTTGGCTACGGCGATCTCTGCTACGCAACCCACGAGCTTCGCGACCTAGGCGGCTAAACATACCTGCCTGCGGCCCCTCTAGGCCAGACTCACGAGCACGTGTGATTAGCGACTGGTTGTAGTCGTAGTTATTCGGATCCCTGCGTCGGCGTTCGCTTGCAACACGTTGCGCTGTTGACTGATTAGCGTCGCCAGCTGGTCCCTCTCTACGCTCTCTTCGACCCGTTACAGCCATCACTCACCTCGCATGTATGATTGCAGGATATTACGTTTTGCCTCTGGTGTTAAGTTAGACAGAACATCTAAACTAAATCCAATCTGTTGCAACTGGCTATCCAACTGACGGGTCTCTTCAGCAAGTCGTGCCCTTGAGTTCATAACCCGCTCTCGTGCCTGTGATGCTTGTTGGAATGGACGCAATGCGTCATCCACTGCCTGGGTGCTAAGATCTACATCTTGGCGGACACCTCTAAGCTGCTCAACCGGAACTTCCGATGGTCGCGGCATAGCTACTTCGCCCCTTGGTGCCCCCATTGCCAATGCCTGCGCCGCTGGTGATTCCATACCCCGTCGTGCTGCACCTGCATCGCTTATGCCTTGGATAGCGGTAAGTGGCTCATAGTAAGCCCGCAGCCTTTCCATTTGAGTTGGTGCGGGAGCAGGGGCAGGTGACATGCCTCTAAGCTCTGCAGATGGCTCCATGCCTGGTCTTGCCTGCATAGCTGGCACATTTGCCATACTTGCGCGCAGTGCTTCTGCAAAGCTAGGGTCTAGCGGGCTTATGGCCTCTTGCGTCTCTAGTGCCGCTTGGCTCTGTGTGATTGGTGTGAGTGCTGCCAAGTATTGGTCTACCACTGATTGGTCTAGCTGCTGCTGCCGTGCGTCAATCGCCGCTCGGTCAATGAATCGTGGATCTGCATACGCTTGCTCTGTTGCTTCGCGTGATGCCTGGTACTCTGGAGTCAGACGCTCTGCTGCGTTTAACACATCTACGCTGAACTCCGCATCTTCATTGGCCTCTAAATACTTCTGCAGCTCCTTTTGCCCTTTTTGTGCCGCTTCCTTTAGACCCTCTTCTAGCCGGAACTGTGCGGCTTGGATTTCAGAGATTGTGCCTGCGCCAGCTGCCAGTGCTCCCAGTGCCGCTTGGCCACCCTTTACAATGTTCTCAGTGGTGCCAGCATAATCTTCTAACCCGCGACCAATGATGTCGGCTGCTCTCATATCGGCAACCATTTTTTCACGGTCAAAAAGTTTTTGTGCTCGCTGCAGTTCTTGTTGGGTTGCAGCTTGACCGGTGGTGCCAAGGACATTGCCTGCCGTTTGCGCTGCTTCATACTCAGAAACAGGGCTGCCACCCATCTGCGCTCTGCGATACTCCGCTGCAACACGTTCTGCTGCCGCTTGAGTCTGAGGAGATAAAGGGTCGTCGTATCTTGCCATAACTGCTCCTTACACCGGTGCGATAGTCTGTGCCTTAGGCAGCTTGAATGTATCTGGGCGAGCACCAATCTCAAGCGCTAAACCATTAAGCGTGATGCCTGAGGAATTAACGTTAGGGGTGTTTTCATTCACTTTAATCTGCACTGCTCTGCACTTTTGCTTACTAAGGTGAATGCGAACATTGCTTGGTGCTGCTGGTATAGTGGTGAGTGCATACTCATCACCGCTAGATATGTCGGCATAGTCCAATGCCACAAACACTTCTAGCTCAGGCAGATTTGCGTCTTTATCTGTGTAAAGCACCATGGCTCTGTAGACACGTTGTGTGCCTTGAATAGCGTTTATGCTGATTGGCTTAAATGTTACAGCCATGCCGTAGTTGATGTAGATGTTAGCCCCAGCATTGAGACCCGTAATATCGTCTCTGTAGTTTGTCAGAGACTGACGCCGAATGGGTGATGCGTTTGACAGAATGTAATGGGTGTTGTCCGCACTTCCGCCTGTCGCGCTGTAGTTAATCTGGTCTACAATAGTCTCGTGCAACTGCCACACGCTCCAAAGCTTGTAAAACGTATTAAAACAGCACACCACAGAGTTCCCGGAATCAGGCTGTAGCAAAAAGCGAATCTCATTGTTGTGGTCAAACACATCAATGCTTTTGATTGTCTTTGTGCCTACAGTATCTTCTACGGCAGCTCCGACATACTGCACCTGAGCATTTGGAGTAAGCAGGTAGATCCCTCTGTCTGCTTGATAGAAAACCCCAAAAGCATGCGAGAGATGCGCGCTACCTGGTATTGCACCTTGCCCATTTGCCACTAAAGTAGGCTGAGCAAAAGCCCCCTGGCCAATAGCGTTAGGTCCATCACCCGCTACTGCGAACACAGCGTCACGCGTAAAGATTGCCAGGAAGTTCATGCCTGACTCTACAGCAGTGATGTTCGCGGAATCACCAGGTACATCAATGACAAAAGCAGGCAGTGGGTAGCCTGTCGAAAACCCTTGCTGGATTGGCTTAGAGAAACGCACAAACTCAGTTGGCGTAGCCAGCACTACTCGACCACGATGCTCTACAATGTCAGTCACAGATCCTGGCTGGTAGTTATCAAGTACACCGCCAGTTGTGTAAATGACTGGTGCTGCAGAAAAGTCTGCCTCTGACTCTCCGAAATCAAAGAACGTAAAGTCTTTTTGAGACTCCGTAAGGACAGCGGTTTTAACCTTCTTTAACAGAGTGCCATCACCATCAGATGTAGTGCGATACATGGTGACTTTGATTGAGCCACGCTTAAGGCTAATGTCACAAGCATATACACGCGCGATAATAGCAGTTTTGTCGGTAGTCGTTGTGACTTGTTGAATAGGTGTAGTCACAGACTCTTGTATGTTGTTTGATGAATCTATGTACTCATACACAAAAGAGTACGAGTAACTCTTAGACGCCACCAATAAGCTTCCAAAGTTGGTTGGAATTGGTTCCAGGGTCCTGACCTCAGGATACTCATAGAATCCGTTTTCTACCAGACTGACACCATCAAAAGAGAAAAGGCTGCCGCCTCCAATTAAAAGTTCTGACCCTATGTCTACAGCCGGAAGAGCACGCGCAGGCTTTAGGTTAAGTTCGGTCGTGCTTACAGAGTAGAACTGGTCAGATCCTATTTCTGATGCAAGCTCAGAGTCAGTGGCATCTGTGTAAGTGTTACCATCTGAGATAAGTATATTAGATCCAAAGATATACTTGTCAGCCTGTCCGTCTGCGGGTTTATTAACTGCAGTTACTTTTGATACGCCATCAAACATACGAAAGATATTTTTGTATACACTTTCAAAATCGGACGTAAAGTTAAGAGAGGACTGCGTAGGTACGCCTGTTGCGACAATCTTACCGCTGGTGTCGATAAGGAAGTTACACGAGTTAAAGCTGCCGGTGTTGCCATTGGTGCGAGATATGTTGACGTAAGTTTCTGCGCCATTACCAGTTGCATTGGCTTCTGTTGAGTTTGACACAAACTCTCTAATGCTGTCGGATATAAGTGATGCGTTTTTGCATATTGAATTAAACGTTCCGGCTGAGGTTCTAGTGACTGAATCATAGAGAATTTCGTGGTCTTTTGTTCTTATTAAGTCACTGTCTTCATCAAATTCTAACGTAAAAGATGGGCTGCCACCCATGCCTAAGAATGTTTCAATTTCGCTGTTTACATTAGCTGTGTCTTTGCTGTTAAAGCCCGCTCCAGGCTCTACCACTGTCACGGTTGGTATGGCGCTTCCTCCTGGATGCTTGACGTATAACACTAAGTTAGAACCAGAATCCGATACAATTGCTCCAGCTGTCACCGGCTCAATTCTAAGAAGCCCTTCTTTTTTAGTTCCACTATGAGAACTTCCTCCGGTTAATGCTTTTACGCCGTAATAAAACGAAGAGCCGGTATCTGTAAACGCAACGCTTGACCCGCCGTCTTTGTCAAATATAGTGCCGTATTTTCTCGAAACAGCAGTAAAAAACACATCTGCTGAGGTGGGAGCCTTGTATGACTGCGTGCCGTTTAAGAGCAGCTTGTCTTTAAGCGTTCCATCGGTAAGGGGAACAGTTGATGCAAAACCACCTAAATCTGCTTCTACAAACCTGTAGGCAATTTCGTATCTAGAAGTTGCGCCAGATGTCCCTGACACAATACGAGTAAAAGCCACCATAATAGGATGCCCGCTCGATTCAATGTCGTTACCTGGATCGCTATACCTTACAACTGGAGAGATAAACCCGCCTCCGCCGAAACCTATTGTTTGAGATATACTTACGTCTGTGCTTGTGGCGACGCCTGATATCTGTGTTACGTCTATGAGGTTAGATGCGTTCCACGGAGTCGCAAAAGAAGAAAACTCATACCTGTACAGAATTACCGCGTTGGTGACTGTGACGGCTAGGCCTGGTGCTGGATCATAGATAAGCACATACATGTGGGTCTTATCTGTGTTTACATCCACCGAAATTGAAGGAACACCAGGATGCACGGCTAAGCTTGTACCCACTGTGTTTGCAAGATTGACGCTGGTCGCTCCGGTCAAAACAGGTATACCTGAAGAAAAGTTAAACTCCTGGCATCGGACTTCATGATTACTGAAAGTCGTATTCGTCCAGCTTGTTACAACATAAATTTTGCCAACGTTGCTCTCAACCATATGAACAGATGGCATGGTTGATATTTCATCTATAAAGTTTGAACTCGAAACAGCACGGTTAAACGACATAATTTCAACAGGGTCTCGGAAAAAAGTGCCACTCGCAACTTCTTTGACCGCCATCATCACTTGAAACGTGTCATTTGATGCTGCTCTTGCAGGCGCAGTTTGAACCCAGGAAAAAATATCGTATTCGATTGAGTTAATGGTTCTCCGTATCAAATTGACACGACCAACTTTTTTGTTTGAAGGGGTGTATGTTGGTTGGTTCTTGTAGGTGCAGTTAAGCAACCTATCAATGGCTTTCATGTTACCATTACCGACCTTGGTGTAAAGCATTTGACCATCAGCAAGCGCAAGAGAGTCTCTGAACTTATAGAGTCGTTGCCCTGCTTTTGTATCCGGCGCCAAGAGTGGTATTGGTGAATCCCCAACAGTGGATGACGAATTGCGAAAGTTATCAAAACCTTTTCGCTTAACCACTTCACCTGTTTTCTGGTAGGATGTTTGGTCTGAGTCTTGGATGGATCCTGGCTCTGAGTAAGGCAAAGATGACTTCTCGTCTGAGCCTTGCAGGATAGGGAACGAAACAGTTTTCTTTTGCAGAGCCATTAAAACACCCAAAGAGTAACAGTGGTTTCAGCAGTCGCCCTTAGCTTTATATGATCTGTAGCATCGCCTAAACCACCACGGCCATCATACACCGTAGCGTTTTCAGAGTTTCTTAGGATTATATACCCAGTGGCAACTCTTCCAAGGGAATGACCTACTTTTACTTCGTTAAGCAATAGCGCCTGAGGGCGCAGTCTTTGCTCTTTTACAAGGACGCCATCAATAAATGGTAGCTTTTCGATTTGATGTGCAAACTCTTCTACGGAGCTTTGCAGGTCGGTCGTCTCTTCGCTCTGATGATATCGACTGGAAAACCTAGCCATAACCTACCTCTAATAGCGAAGAATAAAGTCGTCTCTGTACCGGCCTTTGCGCACGTCGCGGATAGCGTAAGAGCCACTCGCATCACGCGGGCTGATGGCCCGAATAATACGACTAGCCAATTGCTGACGCTCACGCTCAAGTGTTGATACGTCAGACTCTTCCTTCATAAGCATACGGATCGCTGTAGCTACAACGATATATTCCTCAAACCCAGGGATCACATTCTCTATCTCCGACACAGTGCTAGAGAACTGCGCAGGGCTTGGCACGTAGTAAAGGGTAATCGTGCCAGACTGTGAGTTGGTAGGAATCACCTTAATCTTGTTGCCTTCAATCTTGTACATTGGCTCAGCCAACCTATCGATTACGGCATAAGGTGTGTTGTAGACGTTGCGCTCAGTGAAGGAATAAGCCTTGAGCGTCGAAGTAATTCCACCCGAATTATAATCAACGCCCAAGGCCTTATAAAAGTCATCTGGCAGGCTACCACCCCCGGTCGCAAGAGGGATGGTATACGTTTGCTCAGAGACAAAATAATCCTCATAGCTCTTCACCATCATGTCATGAAGCTCAGAGATGCTACTGTTGAGGTAGTCTCTGATTTCATCGTCTGTGACGAAGGTGCTATTTTCCATATCGGCGCGGCGACGCGCACGAGTCCGTAAATCAGATTCTGTGTACGTCGCCATGCCTAGCCCCCCTACTCACGCATGTCTAAGTAATCATTAAGAGCATCAATGAACTCTTTAGGATCATCGCTCTTAAACGCACTCATCATGCGCCTTCCCGCATCTTCAGTGGCTTCCTGAAGTTGGGATTCGTCAGAGCCTCCCGACTCCTCGTCACGCTTGCCTAAGATGATGGCAGCAATCCCCTTTTTAGGTTCTTGCTCCTGCATCATCGTGCAACACTCGTGTTCTTCAGAAGTAGAGTTACATAGAACTCGTCATTCTGAGCAGGTCCAGTATTAAGAGTAAGCGTCACGGTGCCAGACGCCACCGCATCAGTCACCCCAACAACATGTGTCGGAGCAGCCGCATTCTTAGCAGTGTAGAAAGCACCCAAGAGCGCCTCGTAGTTATCTGACAAAGTGATTGTTACAGTTGTTCCGGTCGTGTCTGCCTCTGCAGTCGCACCAATGGAAAGCGGTTGATCCGAATTCCCTTGGTACAAAGCCACATCAGCAGTAGCGCCGGTGCCTGTTACCTTTGCGGCGAAAGACAGGATTTTCAACTCGCGGTTGACAGCCTGTACGCCGAAAAAAGTTCTGTTAGCCATTACTTACCTCCTTAGCTTACTTCGCCATCCAGGAGGACAAGTGTGAAGCTGAAGTCATCCCCGTCAGGAATGTCTGTGGTAGCACCGCCTGCTGTGGTGATCGCATTGAGTCGAACATTAGGAGTCGCTGTCGAAACATCCTCAGCGGTCACAACAAAACGATACTCATCACTACCACCGGTCAGATTGAAGTGACACGCAGACACGGCAACGAGGCCTGTGTAGGATTTATCTAAGGTCAGCTCGTACAAAGCCGCTGAAACTCTCGCGATCGAGAACCCTAATCCGAATTTGATAGTCGGAGCTCCTGTCGCACCAACATCAATTCGGCCTGAGATAATTTTTACGTCTCGGTTAGCGTGCTCTAGATCGAAAAATGATTGACTTGCCATTGTACTAATCTCCTTATGCTAGCTTAACGCGAGCGTTGTAGCCAGGTGCGGTGCAGCCAATGTTTCCGTAGAAACCAACTCGAACCTCGTAAGCGTCCGCAGATGCTTCGCGAAGCATACGGTTGCCATCAAGGTCAAGAATGTGTGGAGCAGCGCCAAGGCTGTTAAGAGTCCAGGTATCCATCTGGAGCAAGTATGCAACGTCAGGAGTGCAGTTCTGGTCAGCAACAATTTGGATTGGTCCTTTTGGCCCGATGATGGTCAGGGACTGGAAGCCAATATCAGCGTCGTCGCTGCTTACTTTGTCGTAAACAACCTTTGAACCAAGAGCTTTCTCAAGGTTTGCAAAGTTTGCAAAGTTCATAAAGCAGTGGCTAGGTGATCCACCTTCGCGAGCGAGGCGGCTAGCTGCACCGATAAGCGCTTCTTCGATTGGCTGAGCAGAGCCGTCGAAACGGATACCGCCAAGTCGAGTCGCATCTTTGCTTCGGTCTTGACTAAAGAAAAGAGTTGAAGATGGCGCGGTTGCTGGAAGCCATGCTTCGAGGCCAGAAACCTTTTTAGCAGAACCACCGTTTTGCGCATCGCCACGTTGGAAGAGAGTATCGCCGTTAGTAAACGAACCAGCGTTATCTACGGTAAAAGTGCCTGCGTCACGATCAACAGTTTGCACAACCATGGTTGTACCTGCGCGAATCGCGCCTGTTGCTGTTGCTGCGCAGTTGAGCTCCATACCAACTTCGATGTTGGTGATTTGATCAGGCTTAAGCATGGTCAAGGTGGCTCCTGATACGTTAGCAGTACCAAGTGAACCAGAGCCATCGGCATACATAGAAACCGCAAGAGACCGAGTAAGCGATTGGATAGCGCCGTCGATTTCAAGAGTTGCATACTTAAGGAACGCATCCGCTGCGCCTTCAGTGGCCTTAATGGTTTCGCCGGTGATGCTCGCGAAAGAGTAATCCTTCACACGAGTAAGGACGAACCGTGCAAGCTCAGTTGCAGTGTTCAGGCCTTGACCGGTTGAGAAATCAGCAGAGCGTCGGTTTGCGATACCATACTGAACTGGAACAGGCATGTTCTCACCGCCGAACCGCTCATACTTAGGCATGAGGGCGAGCAGTGGGTTGTCCTTGTAAACCATGTTTTTGACGGTCAAGGGCTTATAA